GTCCTGGGTGGTCCTTGGCTTTCTTCCCCTCCAGCTCTTGCCGGTGGAGAAAATACAGATCGGCCAGGAGATGGTCCCCGAGCCGCCAGGGCCACTTGCCACCGTTGAAGTGGATAGCCAGGGCCGACTCCGGCGGGAGCCCGTGGCGTATGCGGACGTAGATCATCCGCGTGGTGAGCTTGCGGAGGACCGTCCGGCGACCGCTGGCCAGGAGAACCTCCTCATAGCGCCAGCGGTCCCGGAGATCCAGGTGGTGATAGGCCGAGAGATCGGCCTCCACCAGTTCGGGATGTTCCCGGAGGAGCTTGAGGAGGCCCCTCAGTTTCCCGAGTTGTCGAACCCTCCGGCCTTGGCCAGCCGCTCGTAGAGCCGGCCGAAGTCCTTGTTTCGGTAGTTCTTGGAGGTGACCGCGATGAACTCCCGCGTGGACAGGAGGTTCTCAATCGCGGTGATGATCTTTCCTTGCTCGAACGCTCGGGTAGCCAGGATCGGCCAGTCCTCGGGATCGGCGGGGATCGACAGCTCCAGGCCGTCGTGGTGGATGGTCACCATGAGAATGCCGGTCGCCTCATCCATGACGGCGTTCGGGTATTCCTCCTCCGGCTCATCCGAGGCCTTGGCCTTGCGGTCCTGGGGCCGGGGAGCGTGGTCCGGGATGACCGAGGCCTTGGCCTTTTTCTGGCGGAGGAACTCGGCGTAGTCGGGGTCCAGATCCTCGGGGGAGTCGTGCTCCGGCTCCGGCGCGCGGAGTGCCGCGCCAGGGAACTGGGAGTCCAGGTCCACGTCCTCGGCGTACCGGCGTGGTTCGGTGTTGTCAGTGCTCATTGTGCGGTGTTCTCCTGTTTCTGGGATTCTCGATACACGGTCGGCGCGACGGCCGCGGTTACCGCTCCGGCCACCTCGGCCGTGAGTCTGGTGTTGAGGGAGTCGAATATGGAACCGATCCGGTCCGAGAACGACGATGAGACCGCCTCATCCTTGCGCTCCTGGATCTCCATCTCTCCGGCGCTCTGGATGACCTTGGCCAACTGTGCGCGGAGCTTGGTGGGATACGGACCGGGTCCGTGGCCGAGTTTCTGGCCTACGGCCTGGATCTCGGCGTCCGATGGCATACGGGCCACGGGGATCTCCTCGGGTGTGCGGTGTTGTGCGGTGTGAAGTGACCCCGGCCTGTCCACCGCACGTAAACAGGCCGGGGCCACAACTGGGTTACTCGGTGGGAGTGAGATCCTCGGACGCCGGGGTGTCAGTGACCTCGGGGTCCTCCGGTGCCGGGTCCGGGTCACCGGCGCGCTTGGCCACCTTGGCCTTGACCAGTGAATCGGCGGAGATGGGGTCCACCCGCCGGACCTCTCCCTTGGAGTGACCGGCGTGATCCTTGAGGAACTGGACGCGGACAAGGCCGTCCAGGGAGTTCTCCCTGGCGGCCTTGGCCGACGCGGTCATCTTGCTCATGCGCTGACCAGCCGGTGGAACAGTTCCTTGGCCGTGTTCGGGAAGATGTTGCACGTGAACTCACGGGAGGCCAGGTCCTCCTCATTGCGGTTGGACTCCGGCGCGGTCACGCGCGCGGGCATGGTGGTGATGAGCCGCTCCTTGGTCGCGTCGTCGGCCGTGGTCTCGAAACCGAGGTAGACGTACGCGGGCTTGGCCACGATGACCTTGGTGGCCGTGTCGCCGGGACTGTAGAGGTAGTCCGTGACCGCGTTGGCCTCCAGCGCGGTGAACTTGCGGGTCATCTTGAAGTTGCGAGACGACACCTTGATGAGGCCGTAACCCCATGCGGTGTGTTCGGTCTCGTCCCATTCACGGGACTCACCGAAACCGTCCGAGCCGTCCAGGAGACCGGCCAGGAGCCAAGCGTCATCCCACGCCGCGGTCACGTTCGTGGGGATGAGGCTGGAGAATGTATCGGGAGCGGTGATGTCGGAGGGCTTCAAAATGCGGACATCCGCGTCCTCCCAGATCTTGACGTTTGCCGGATTACCCGCCACTGTGCCCTCCAAGGGTGTAGTTGTTCGTCGGTGTCGTGAGTCTCATGGCTCGGTCACCAGGGTAACCCGTAGTCGGGTCCGGACGGTGTAGGAGACCATGATCCCCCCATTGTTTGTGTCCCTGGCGTCCAGGAGACCGGTACCGGGGAGGATCTGGGAGAAACCCTCGGCGCGCCGGGAGAGGGTCTGTCCGAGCGCGTACGCGGCGATCTTGCCCGAGAGCGTGAGGGAGTCGGACCATACCACCACGCGGAGCGTCGGACGGGTACGGATGAGACGGCCTCCCATGCCAGCCTCCACGGGGCCGGAGTCGTTGAACACCACCAGCGCCGGAGGCTTGGCCGGGGTCCAGTCCTTATCCAGCCCGAGGCCGTAGGTGAGCGTCGGGAACTTGGCGGCCATGTGGATCTTGAGGTGGTCCTTGAGGTGGCGCGCCGCCGCGGGGTCGGGGACGTAGATGTCGGTCACTTGGCCTTGACCTCCAGGCCGACCTTGGCCGCCGCCTTGGTGAGGAGGCCCTCTCGGACCTGGAGTTCACGCGCGCGGCCGTCCTTGACCATGACCGAGGCCGCGCCGCGGTCGGTGGTGTAGGCCTCCACGTCCACGTCGGCGGCCAGGTCCGGGTAGTCGGCGCGGATCTGGTCCGCTACCTTGTGCGCGGCGTCGGTGGCCGCGCGGCCCAGGTCTCCCTTGAGGAGCTGGCTCACACCCTTACGGTCCAGCCGAAACGATGGTGTCTTGGCCACGTCTACCCCTTGCCCGAGCTACAGAGGACCTCAAGGCCCCGGCGGCCAGAGTACGGGCTCCGCCAGTCCTGGACCACGATGTCACAGAGGGTGCCGCGGACCCGGAGCTTGTCTCCCTCACGGAGATCCTTGGCCGGGAAAAAGTAGACCGTGAACGCCACCTTGGCACCGTTCCGGCCGCGGTCCTTGTTGTTGGTGGAGGCTCCCGGCGCGACGGCCGAGGCCCAGAGAGTCTTGTCCGGCTCGGGAGGTACCGGGTCATCGTTCTCATCCCGGCGGGCTCCGCGGACTCGGGTCACGCGCTCCATGGCAACGCGTACCTCCCGAGCGTGGTGGCCGAGTCACCGACCCAGGACCCGCCGGTCCCGGTCCACTGGAACGGTCCCATGACCTCGGGGATACCGAGCGGGTTGGCGGCCGCGGTGGCAACGGCCGAGCCGATGGCCTTGAGGAGGTCGGCAAAGTCGGCGCTGGTGAGGTCATACCCGTGGTTCATCTGCACGGTGATCCCCTGCCAGCGGGTGGTCCAGCAACCGCCGAGACGCTTGAGGTCTCCGGTCTTGGACCATTCGTAATCCGTCCACTCCTCCAGCTCACGGCCGCGCTCGGTGACCGAGGTGATGGAGTTGACCCGGAGGGTGGGGAGGGTCAGCACGCCGCCGCCCTCCCCGTCCACCGTGAGGACCTGATCCACCGCGGGGAAGATATGCCAGTGCGCCGTCCGGCGCGCATGAGCCACGGCCGCGTCGATAGCCTGCTGGAGGTTCGGCGTGTCCGGGTCGATGGGCGCGTACTCGGCGAGGATCTCCGGCGTGAGCCCGTGCGGTGGGTAGTCGGTCACTAGCCCGCCTTGTTCTCCGGGGCCGGTGCTGCCTTGGTGCTCGGGGTCGCGCCCGCCTTGGCGGGCTTGGCGTTGTACCGCTTGGCGTCCTCGGCGGTCATCTGCGCGGTGTGCTTGATCCCGCCGACCTCGTACTCGTACAGCTTGAGTTCTGCCATGATGTTCTGCTCCTGTTCAGGGGTTGATGAGAGGGGTGAGCGCCCCGTCTCCCGGACCTTGTCGCTCCTATATGAGCCTGCCGGTATGACGGGGCGCTCGACTGACTACGGGGTGACCGGAGCCAGCGCGGCCTTGACGAACGCGGCCGGGTATCGGACGGCGAGCGCCACGCGCTCCTCGGCGCGAACGGTCACCTTGTTGGTGGTGAAGTTGTCCGCGTGGGTGTTCGCGGCCTCGACCCGAACGCCGCCCTTGCGGTACACGGTAGCGCCGACGCGGAACGCGCCAACGAGCACCTCACCCTGGGCCGCCGCGGTGGTGACGACGGTCCGCAGACCCCAGAGGTTCGGCGACTCCAGGACGCTGCCGGTGCCGTACTGACCCTGGAAGTAGCCGCCGCCGAAGTACTGGCCGTTCCCGTCCTTGGACAGACGGAATCGCTCGTAGTCCAGCGGGTGGATCACGAGGGCGTCGGCGGTCAGCGCGGTGGCCGTGCTGATCTTGGTCATGGCCGAGAACACGGCGTCGGCGTTGCCCGCCTCGGTCGCCGGAGCCGCCTGGACCTGAACGCCCGAGCGGTTGCGGATACCGAGCACGTTCTGGCCCGAGCCGTTGCCGTTGAGGAGCTGCGCCTCCTCGAACATCGTGAGCTGGTACAGGAGACGGGTGTCAATCTCGGACTTGAGAAACCCCAAGTCCTCGATGAACTCGTCGGTCATGTCGATCCAGCCCGCGATCTTCTTGAGCGCGTCCACAACCGCGGTCGGGTTGTCGAAGCTGATCTGTGGCTTGGCTCCACCCTCGGCCACGGTGGCGAATCCGCCTTGCATGGCGGCCTCCACAAAGTAGCTGATGGCGTTGCCGCTGATGGTGCCCGAGCCGCAGAGATCCGCGATGGTCGGCCGCTCCCGGCGGGCCTGGACGATGGTCCGATCGTAGTCCGTGAGGATCGGAACACCGGCGGGCCAGTTGGTGGTCTGGGTGGCCGGTGCCTTGAACTCACCGGCGTCCAGCTTGCCGCCGCGCATACCGAGAACGCTCACGTTCTCGCCCACGCTCTTGACGAAATGGTCACCCAGGCTCTTGGCCTCGGGAGCCTTGGCACCGGAGCCCGAGCCGTCGCCGGGGAGTTCCTGGCCGCAGTC